AATTTATCCACATGAAAGCTACGCGTATTGATGACAAATCATATGTCTTTCATCCCACACGTGAGGATTTTTTGATTCTAGCGTTGACTGATGATTGGTCAATGCAAGGTCAGCCGGTTCCATGGAGCGCAAGTAATGTGATCAAAAGATTACAAGAAATCGATTCTTGGAACCGTGATGTTTTGAGCGAAGTGCGTGATCATAACGAGAAAGTTCAAGCGTCAAAAGAGAGAGATTTTAGTAATAACGCAGAAGCTTTTTTCAGTGATAACTACCGTCAGTTTCAGAGACAATTTTCTGATATCAATACGGCAAATATCGATATGAAAGCGGCAGACAAGCGTTATCAGTATGACAAAAGAACAAAAGCTTAAAAGGAGTTTTTAACATGGCAATTTGTAATAGAGATTTAGATTTATCTCAGCAAAATTATGTAGAAGAATTTAAGGAAAATGCAGTAGCAACGGGTGCGACAGTTGCAGTGGCGTATATTTATGCTCCATCTGTATTGCAAAAAATCGCATTAACAGGCTTAGGCTTATCTGGAGCACCAGTTTATAACTTGGTAATCCAAAGATGGACATCTGCTGGTGTGACTTCAATCACTCCGGGATCAGCTGTAACTTTAGCTGGAGCATATGGATTAAGTGGTTCTGGAGTAAGCGCTACGTTTAACTCTGGATCTTCACTTTCTCAATTGCAAGCTAATGACTTGTTATTGTTAGTATCAACTGGAGCAAACACTGCGGCAGCGCAATTGATTGGTTCTGTTGTTTTAACAGCTACTCAAGACATCAAAACTACTTTTGGTGTTTAATTTAATCTAAGTGTGGGCGGCTCTGACTAAGGTTGGTCATTGCCATTTGAGTTAGCACGGGGGCTTAGAGTTTTGTGGAAAACACTCATTCAATGGATGAAGCGTTACTTCTCTCCATAAAACTTAAATGATGGCTCTCGTGCGCTCATCTTGAAAAAAGGAATTTAAAATGGGCGTAAATGGTAATTTTACTTTGTTTCAGCCGGGTGGCGGTGGAAGTAGCAGTGGTGGCGCATCGGTTGCACCAGATCTTGTACAGTCAAAATCTTTTGCTGTTGATATTACTGCAAATAATGCAAACATTACACTCATTGGTTTTGCACCCTTAACAGTTGGAAAGCTTTATAGCATTTCTGCTAACTTTTCACATCTAGCCACTAGTGGTAATGTCGTTAATTTCACATATGTAAATGGTGCGACGATCATATTGCGCGCTTATTCTGCTCCACTAAATGGAGACACTCCGTGTGTTTCAGCAGAATCCATATTTACAGCATTATCCACAACTCTTACTGCATCGCTTACGCTTAGCGGAACTGGAACTGTTTATGGAACCAACACTCTTTCTTTTATTAATAGATTTATCCTGACCGAATATAACAATACAACACTGGGTGCATTCTAATGTCTAAAGTATATGGACTTATTTTTACAAACGCAGATCCAAGAGTGACACCTTCTATTTCACTAGCACCGACACTTGTCACATTCTTTCAAATTGGTGGAACGACTCTTGCGGCACCTGGAATCACAAAGCCCATTCCAACGGTTGGTCTTTATACATTCGAATATAACCCAGGGTTGACGTTACCAGTTTATTTTCTAGCAGATGGCGGCGCGGCAGTTACAGACAGTACTTTAAGATATTTAAGTGGATTTTTAGATCCAATTCAACAAGTCGATCAACAAGCTCAGACATTAACAGCCCTTGGCAATACAAACATAGCATTAGGCACTACGAATGTAGCGCTTGGAACCACAAACTTTGCTCTAGGCACAACAAGTGTCGCTTTAGGCAATTCAAACATTGCTTTAAACTCATCACAAATTGCTCAAGGTAATACATTACTTGCCGGTGAAACACTGATCTTTAACCAAAACTTATCTCTCTATGCTTTAAGTGGAATCATCAATAACCAAGCAACAAGTCTTACTGCAAATGGTGCGTCTGTTTATGCGGCAGCTCTCACAATTTTAGCTCAGACTGCAACGATTGCCGTCAACGTTTCAGGGATCATCGTGAATGTGTCATTAAACGCTGCAGCGATTGATGAAATCAACTTAAAACTAGGCACTACTATGTCTGTGATTGGAACGAACTTAGTCAATCCACCAGACGTTTTTGGATACTTGAAGCGTCTCCAAGAATTTAATGAGGGGAACCAAACATTTAATAAAAATACCGGCATTTGGGATATTTCGTCTCGCGGGAATACTCTACTTGCTGAGAAAACTTTAACCAACACTTCGTCACAAGTTACGAAGTCATAAAAAGTAAAGGGGAAAACAGTGAGCCAACCTACAACCACAACACAATATAGCCGCCCAACGATTGCATTGTGTTGCATTCTGAAAGACGAAATCAAAAACCTTCCACAATTGTTGAGATCAGTTGAAGGGTGCTTTGATGAAATACATTTAACAGATACTGGATCTACCGATGGGAGTATCGAGTACATCAGAGAACACCAAATCAAATGGATGGATACAGGTTCTAACATTGCCAATACTCCCATCATTTTAAAAACCTTTGAATGGTGTGATGATTTTGCAGCTGCAAGAAACCATTCCATGAAAGGCGTCACAACTGATTACGTCATGTGGATGGATTTAGATGATGTATTGTCAGATAAGGAAGCATTTAAGAGATGGCGCGATCATGTCATGATGCTTGGCGATTTCTGGATGGTTCCGTATTACTATGGCTTTGATGAGCACGGGAATCCAAACTGTACGTTCTTAAGAGAGCGTGTGATTAAAACGACTAAGAAGTTTGACTGGCAATATTTTATCCATGAAGGAATGATCCCAAGTCCTGATCAGCACATTGCGGCTCAAGCCATTTCAACATGGCAAGTCCATCACAAACGTACAAAGGAAGATTATGAAAAAGATTTTAGTAGAAACGTATCAATGCTTGAAGCTTATGTTAAAAAAGGCAACGAATTACCGGTTCGACTGAAGTTTTACTACGGAAAAGAGCTCTTTGATAAACAACGCTTTCAAGAGGCTTACGTATGGCTTGATCAAATTGTGGATAACAAAGATCTGCAAGGTCATGATCGAATTTTAACGTTTGAATATTTAATTAGAGCAAGCATCCAGAGATTTTTTGCAGAACAAGCGCATAAACCTTCTCATGAGCAAGATAAAAACCTTATTGCAAAATCTTTATCACTTGGACTTCAAGCTTTGGCTTTAGCTCCGCAACGTGCTGAATTTCATTGTTTGATTGCAGATTGTTTTGAGTTATTAGATCAGCCAATGAACGGTATTCCATTTCTTGAGGCTGCAAAGTCTTGCTCAATTGCACAAGCCAATGCTGCAACATTCTTATTTACCAACGTTCCAGCTTATACGTTTGTACCGGCTAATAAATTGTCCATTTTAAAGCACGCAAAAGGTGATTTAGATGGTGCGATTTTAGAAGTGAAGCGTGCGTTTGAGTTATACAAACATCCTGACAGCGAAAAGATTTTAACTCAGCTTTTAACAGTAAAAGAGACTGTTACAAAAGGACAAAATCCGAACAAGGTTGAAACGAATGAAATTGTCATTTCTTGCATTCCTAATTCTCATCCTTATGAGTTTGATGATCATGTATATAGCGAACGTGGTATTGGTGGATCAGAGACGGCTTTGGTTGAGGTCGCAAAGTATCTTAGAACTAAGACTCAAAAACCTGTGATTGTTTTCAACACACGTGAAAAAGAATACGTATCACCAGAAGGTGTTGTGTATAAGCCAGCAAATCAAATGTGGGATTACTTCTGTGGCAGAAAACCAGAGGTCCATATTGCTTGGAGACATAACGTGAAGCTCACAGATGCTCCAACTTACTTGTGGTGCCATGATTTAACAACACCAGGTGCAGAGAGATCCGACATCTATGAAAAAATCATTTGTTTATCCGATTTTCACCGAAATTACGTTCAAGTCCAGCAAGGTATTAGTGAAGATAAAATTGTTGTCTCAAGAAACGGCGTTAATGCGTCCAGATTTCAGAATAAAAAGACGAAGATTCCAACCAAGATCGTATGGCCGTCGTCTCCAGATCGAGGACTAGACCGTGTGATGGACATTGTTCAACTGGCTCGTGAGAAATCAGGTGTCGATTTTGAACTGCATGTTTATTACGGCATGGAAAACATGAAAAAGTATCCAGGTCCGTACCAACAAATGGCTCTAGATCTAGAGAAGAAAATGAGTGAAAGACCATGGGTAAAATACCATGGCAATGTGGAGCAAAAAAAGCTTGCAGAAGAAATGCTTGAGGCCAGCATGTGGTTATATCCAGCAAACTTCATTGAAACGTACTGTATTACAGTTTTAGAAGCGATCTCGGCTGGAGTGTATCCAATTGTACGTGAAATCGGGGCCTTGAAAAATACGGTCAGACCATTTAGCGATAAAGACATGGCAGATTTAGTGTTTTTAGATGCCGGAACTCCTGATGAAAAACAGGCCTGGGCAGATCTTGTGATCGATTGCTACAATTTGAAGAAATGGGAAAAAGTGGACATGGGAGAGCTAGATTATTCATGGGAAGGTGTTGCCGATCATTTCATGGAGATCATGGATTTAAAACCAGAGCTTCTTTCATCTGACATGATGATCTTCTCGCACAAAGGACCAACCTCTGTGCAAGAGTTAGGGTTATAGATGGCAAAGCCACAGTTTGATGTCACCGTTAAAGGAATGGCCCTTGAAACGAAAGGGCTTACAGAATGGGACGCAATTGATGGCTTAGGGCTTTTAACATATGGATTGATTTGGGGTTGTCAGAACATTTGGTATGAAGGGTGTCAATGCTCAGAGTACGCAACACTGACAACTTGGACTTTATCCACTTATCCTGGGGCAACGACTACGATTTGGGCTTTAGTTGATAGTGGCGGTGGATCGGTAACGGTTTCGCCAACGGTTTGGATACCATATTCCACTGAAGGAATAGAGGAGTGTTAACATGACGTTTTTAGAATTAAGACAACTGGTTTCAGGCTACGTAGATGACGTAGATAACGGCTATTTTACGGTGTCAGATGTAAATCGCTACATCAATCTTGCCATGTATGAAGTACAAAAAATCATGCTGCAAGCGTTTGAAGATCAATGGATTAAATGTGTAGAAACTACCATCTTTCCAAACCAAATCGATTACCAATTGCCGGCTGATTTTAAAAAGCTCAATCGTTTGGACATCGTGGTAGTTCCGGGAACTCCTCAAACTGAAGTTACAAACCAACTTTCAAAAATTACAAGAAACCAACAAAATGCTGTGAATAACGCTAATTACAATAACGGTTATCCGACAGTTTATTATTTTACCAACAACTCTTTAACGATCCGTCCTGTGCCGTCGGTTCAAAAAACCATGCGCATGAATTACACCTATCGAATTGCCGACATGGTTCAAGATACGGATGTGCCTGACATTCCAGATGAGTATCAAGATTACGGGGCAGTTTTAGCTGCGATCACATGTTTAACTCGTGATGGTCGAGTGTCACAGATGCTTGTTGATAAAAAAGATTACTATGAGAAGCAATTGAAGCGAGATGCAGAACAACGAAACATCGATATGCCGCGCACGGTAGTTCAAACCGTTGCCGACGATACCGACTTTATTTGGTGATTAAATGGCTGAAGAATATCCACTGCTAAAAGTCGAACAGTATATGAATATCGGGGGCATAAATCAAAAAGCCTCTGAGTACATGACCGGTGAAAACCAGGTCTTGAATCTTCGTAATTACTGTTTTGAAAAACCGGGAGCTTGGAGATCTCGTCCTGGTTATACAGGCTTTGCGACTTTGGGAAGTGGTTTGACCATTTATCCGGGGTCTTTATTTGAATACGCAAAGTCTACGGGTCAGAGTTATGTTATTTATGATTCAGGTCCGACGCTTTATTCATTGGATGGACATCAGGCAATTTTTTCACCACTTGGACCAAGTTTGCAGCTCGATTTTGAAGTGTATGAGGATAATCTTTACTTTGCTAACGGGACTCAGTTTGCAAGATTTTCAGGATCTTACAGCGTTGATTTAAATTTACCATACGTTACTGATGCCGGCGGGTTTATTCCAAACGCCACATTTAATACGTCCTTTTCACCACCACTTGGATTGATTCCTGAATATAACGTTACAACTGGAAAGTACATTTTCACTCTAGCCTTAGTAAATGATCGAGGGATTGTGGGTCCAGCGCTTGATGTGGTTTATCAGGGTGGTCTTGGTTATTACACACCAGGTGTGACAACGGTTGGTGCAAGTAGTGGTTTATGGCGAGTGTGGGGCTTTACGATTCCACCAGGCTATGGGGCATCGTATGTTTTACCTTATAAAAATAGTGGTGTGAATTTTAGTGCAGGTATTTATCCAATTAGTACGGGATCACAGCTTTTATCGCAAGAGGGCGCATCACCAGTTCCATTTTTCTTAACAACTATTGGCGGTGTGACAACTTACATGGCTGAGTTTCCAAACTTCTTTGCCGTGAATCCTCCTGTGACTTCTGTTTTAAATAGATCAAACTTCTTAAGTTTCTCTTTAGGCTCAGGACTTTTTCCAAAGTATCTTGAGATTTATAACAACATGATGTTTATGTCGGGCTTTGAATATGTGCTCGATGAAGAGGACAAATTACAAAGTGGAAAATCGACAGTCTTTCACTCAGCAATCGGAGAGCCAGAGATTGTAGAGCCGGAATATCAGTTCCCTGTTCGTACAAATAATGGTGACTACATCCGAGCGATGTATGTGTTTCAAAATGCTCTTTTGATCTTTAAGAGAAAATCTATTCACCAAGTTACGGGCGCTAGTCCTGAAACTTTATCCTTACAAGATGTGAATTTAGAATACGGTTGTATGAATAACCGCTGTATTGTGCAGTTTGAAGATAAGTTATGGTTTTTAGATGAAGAGGGGATTGCAGAATTCAACGGATCAAACACCTATATTGTGTCCTACCCTGTGGAAAACTCTTTAAATAAATGTGACTTTGAAGATTCTTGGGCCTTCCATGCTAAAAAGTACCATCAGGTGTGGTTTATCTTAAGAGATCGAATTACAGCAACGTATAAGGCCTTTGTGTTTGATTATGTTTCAAACGAGTGGACCATTTACGATGACTTCTACAAAGTGTCGGCGATGGCTCTAAAGGGCACTCCAAACCAAGATGAAGTGATGTATTTTGGTCAAAACCAAAGCTTAATACCAAAGTTCTTTAGATTCGGTGAAAGCTTATCCACAGATGATGGCTTTGGAATGACATTAGTCTTCCAAACAAGATTCCATAAGCGTTTAGGTGACTCAACACAAGAGTTGTGGAGACGTTTATTCATTAACAACAATTTAGCGTCAGCAAGTTTAGGCTTAACTCTCAACTTTTATCCAGACTATGGAAGTAGCATTTTCTTAAGCCGCACGATGGGATTAACAATGTTCCAAAGCCGTATTGATTATGGAATCAGCGCAAAATCTATGAGTGTTGAGGGGATTATTAAATCTACGGAGCCAGTGCAAATTAACGGTTACACAATCGTATCTAGATACTTGAGGTCTGTATGAATCCGAATAACTTTTGGAATATGGATCGAGAAATGGATGAAAAGCAGTTTAAATCACAACTGTCTTTGATTCTTAAAAACTACTACGACATTCTAAACCGAGGGATCATTTTTGGCGATAATGTGAGATGTGCTTTAGTGACGCAGAGTCTTGTTGTTGGAGAAAACGCCATTCAACATGATCTAGGATATGTGGCAAGTAACTACATTTTAATAGGGTCTGGTGTAGCGAATCAGTCACTTTATGATAGCACGACAAAGAATACTAAGATTACAATTTATATAAACGCGACACAAAATGGGTCAGCACGTTTATTGATATTTTAAGGAGAAAATATGGGTTTAAGCTTAGGCGGTGCCATTCGAAGTATAGGAAATACTATCACGCATCCTTTTGACAATCCGATAAAATCAATTGCAACAATTGGTGGAGCTGCAGCTTTGGGGCCCGCTGGATATGTTGTGGGTGATAGAGTCGGAAACTCTATGAGTCAAATGCCAGCGCAACCTACCTTTGAAGGATTAAATGGAGCTCAGACTCTACAAGGGAATATCATTGGGGCAAGACTTGCGGCTGCAAAACGCTTCAGTGACAATCTTCCGGACTACATTGAAGGACAATATGGATCACAAAAAGCTGGGATTGATCGCTCTTATGATCAGCAAAAAAAGTCATTAGCTGGAGATTTAAATTCTCGTGGAATGTTTAAGTCCGGCGAAGCAAGACTTCAAAAAGGACAGTTAGCGGCAGATAGAGCTGCGGCTTTAACGAATGCTCGAGGCAATGTTGTAAAAGACGCTTATAACCAAGCTTCTGCCTATGAAACAGATCCATTATTTAGTTTAGCAAACGTACAAGAGGCAAACACTCGTCAACAATCTGCACTTGATCAATTAACAGCACAACGACAAGCGGCTGCAAATGCGATTATGGGAAGTGCGGCTCAACAAATTGGATCAGGCGTTGGTAAGGGCACTGCAAATCTGAACGCTGGCAAATCATTTACTTACGGGGGTACATAATGTCTACTTTTTTAACTAATGTTATGCGAGATGTAACAAAAAGATCGCAACAAGCACAGGTTGATAAACAAAACGCGCAAGTCGCAAGTCAACAAGCGGCTGAAGATCCAGTAAATCAGGCGTTGATTAGAGAGGCCGATACTTTTAACAACAATCCCGATGCTTTAAGAAATCGCTACTTAAGCACTCTTAATAGCGCGGGCATTCAACAAAAGATGACTCCAGGTGTATCTGGTCTAAATAGAAAAATTGCAGGCAATTACAATCAAACAGTTGGTAACGCTGTTGGTGATTTTGATCGATCACTTACAGATGAGACCGCAAAGCGTATGCAAACTTATGGAAACTTAGCAGATTCTAGAGTTCGTGATGAGATGGCAAAAGCTCAAGCTAAGCAAGAGGAATATAATGCTGAGGTTGCAAAAAAGAATGCTCGTAATGCTGCAATTTTTGGTTTAGGTGGCGCAGCACTAGGTGGTGTGGCGGGTGGCCCTGCAGGCGCAGCTGTTGGATCTGGAGCCGGTCAACTTTTAGGTAGTGGTTTATTATAAAGAGAGGTTTTTATGGCGGGTGTTGATCCCTATTTAGGATTGTTACAAGGTTTAAATTCAGCGGTTGGATCGTATCAAGATCGATCGGCACAACTTGAAGCTCTTGGAGCAAAAGAACGAGAAAAACAAGATGAGTTGGCTGCGGCAAAAGAAAAACGAAAACAAGATCAAGCCTTTGATAGACAAAAATTAAAGCAAGAGGCTGCAAATCATGGTCGTGTGATTGATTTTGATGAAGCAGGCAATGTTATTGATAATGGGTACGACAAAACTTATTTACAAATGCAAAAAGATAAATTAAATGCAGATCCTTTTGGTACCAAGCAATTGGCCGCAGCAACAGCTCGCGCTAATCTTGACGAAAAAGCAAAAGGTACGCCTGATGAAAGAAAAGCTTTAAGTTATGCCTCACGCCTACAACAAGCTGAAGATGTTTTTGGCGACCTTACAAAGCAAGGTTATGATCGTGCGACTTTAACAGAATCCGCAAGAGGACTTTTAGGCAGTATTGCTCCAGCAGTTAAAACAACAGAATATGGAAAACAAACTCAAGCTGAGAACAACTTTATCAACGCTCAATTGAGACGTGAATCTGGGGCTGCGATTGGAAAAGAAGAGCGTGCCGCTGCAGAAGTTCAATACTTTCCAAGACCAGGCGATACGCCGGAAGTTGTAGAGCAAAAAAGATTAAACAGAATTCAAGCTATCAAGAATTTAAATAATGAAGCTGGAAGAGGGTTATTGCCTGGAAGCCCTGACACAAATGTACAACCGGCTGCGGCTCCAAAAATGGTTACAGTAATTGCTCCAAACGGAAGAGAAAAAATGATTCCAGAATCCATGGTTCAACAGGCTTTACAAAATGGTGGAAGGCTTAAATAATGGCAAACACATTTAACTGGGACGATTTACCAGACGCTCCCGTTGCAAATAAAAAAGTAGCAATGAATAGTCCAAAGGCTGAGCCTGTTGGATTTAATTGGGATGATCTTCCAGATGCACCAGCACCACAAGCTCCAGCAACAGTTGGTCAAAAAGCAGAAAGTGCGTTGCAAGGGTTTGGACAAGCCGGAACTTTAGGTTATTTGCCACACATTCAAGCGGCGGTTGAGCCAGTCACAGATAAGATTTTCTCTTTTTTTACAGGAAAAGATGTTGAGCCATCAAATAAAGATTATGTACAAAGACGTGATGAAAATATTAGAGCGGATGTTGCAAAACAAAAACAAGCGCCTGGGTATTATGGTGCAGGTCAGGTTGCAGGTACGGTTCTTACGCCGACGCCTGGAGCAGGGCTTATTAAAGGGGCAGGCGTTGGTGCAAAGCTGGGAAGAGCTGCTTTGGGTGGCGCTATTAGTGGGGCTGCTTATAATCCTGGTGACGTTGAAGGAAAAGTTTCTGGTCCACAAATAGAAGAACGCTTACAACAAGGTCTAATTGGTGGAACGACTGGTGCTGCAGCACAAGGTTTGGGTGAAGGTTTATCAAAAGTAGCCGGAAAATGGATCAATAAGGCTCCAGCATTAAAAAAGGCTGCAGATACAGCGGCAGTTGTACAAGCCGGTGTGAATACAGGACAGCTTGATAAGATTTTGAAGAAAAACGAAGTTCCAAAGATTGCAAAGTTTTTAAAAGACGAGGGGCTAACTGGCGCTGGAAAAACCTTTGAAGATGTCTATCAGGGATCACAAAGTATTTTAAAACAAGAGGGTCCAAGAATTGGTAATATTTATTCTAATGTACAAAAAAAGCTTGATGATCCAAAGTTCATACAAAGTTTAAAACCAGATCAAGTGAAGACGCTTGCAGAGTCTCATTTATCAGCACCTCAAATGGCATCGGAACTTGGCAACAAGTTTCAAGCAGAATTAAAAGGCATGGCCGGAGGAAAACGTGCTTTAAGTGCTGTAAATACAGAGTTAGAATCTTTAGCTGAGCTTGGAGACAATCCAAACATTACAGATTTATATCAACATCGAAAATCGGTAGATGATTTAATCAACTTTGATCAGTCCGTAAAAGACGCTCCACTTGTACAAAAGACTTTGAGAAAATATCGTGATTTTGTGCAAAAGAAAATTGAAGGACGAATTGAAGCTTTAGATAAAGTTGTCGGCGGAGATGAGTTGAAGGCTTTAAAAGAAGCCAATAAAAGATTCTCTGGTGCATCCCAAGTTCATGAGATTGCACAAAAGAAGTTTGCACGAGAAGAAACTAAGGCTGCAATGGGTCTGTTAGATCGTCAAGCGGCGCTTGGTGGTTTAGGTCTAGGTTTGGCTGGCAACGTGGTTCAAGGTGATGTTTCACCGGAAGGTCTTACAAAATCTGTGGGCTTAGGATTATTATCAGGCGTTGGATCAAAATATGGAAGAAAGTACGCACCAGGAATTGTTGCAGGCGGTTTAAATGCAGCGACAAGACTTGCAGAAAAAGATCCAACTGTATTGCCAACCGGATTGTTAAAAAATGCTCTTGATTTTGGCTTACAAAAACCAGAATTAACAGGGAATGTGATAGACCGTATCAGACGTAGCGGGGGATTTAACAATGAATGATGTAAATAACCAAAATAAAGCAAACTTTGCGAGCACGGATAGCTCACAATATAATCTCAAAATTAATTATGAACCTAAGAGTTTGAGTGATGTTTTAAGACAGAGACGTTTAAAACTCACTGACACAAAACTTGGGGATCAATTTAATGAAGAGACAGGCCTAGGAAGGGTCGGAAAAGATGAACAAAGAAATCTTTAGTATTTCAAATGAAGAGATAAAAGAGCTCGTATTTCAAAAAGCTAAAGAATTTTCCATAGATCCGTATCTAATCCTTGCGATTGTTAAAAAAGAATCCACGTTTAATGTTCTTGCGATGAAAGAAGAACATAATTGGCGTTACTTAACGCCTCAATCTCAAATCGAGATGTTTGCAAAACTTAATAAAGTCACAATGAATACCGAAAAGTCTTTACAGTCACATAGTTGGGGTTTGATGCAGGTCATGGGATCAGTAGCTCGTGAAAATGGTCACCGGGGGAGTTTCATTGAGCTGCTGATCCCAGACGTTAACTTAACCATCGGTTGTAAGCATTTATCAAAGTTTCTAAAAGCGTTGGGAACGGAAGATAATGCTATATCGGCTTATAATCAGGGAAGTCCAAGACGACGTGCTGACGGAAAATATGCAAACCAAGAATATGTAGATTTAGTAAAACAGTTTAAAAAAGAGTTTGAAGGACTCTCAAGGGGGTTTTAATGACCACAAAATGGATGTCTAGAAAGTTTATCGTAACGATCTTACAAGTTTTACTAATGATTATTTTGCCACTGATTTATAAGTACTCGCAAGTTGGGGATGAAGTGACCATTACGGTTCTTTTGGCTATTGCTGGGGCTGGATCTTTATATACGGGTTTAAACGTTTTACAGAAGAAATACGATGCCACTCAATCTTGATTTAAAAGATCTTTTGATTATTGTTGTAGGGATTTTCTTTTTATTTAGAGGATATATCGATAAGCTTAGAATTAAATCACTGCAAAAGAAGGCAAAAGATGAAGCTCTTAAAAATATCAATGACAATATTGAAACTAAGCCTCTTAATGATCTTGTCGATCAGCATAACCGTGAGCGCAAACGAAAAGACTAAGTTTTTACCGGAATATGTGATTGAACAGGGGCAGACATTTACTGCTAAAACTACAAGCGTGTTGGTTCCGGAATCTCAGTATCGATCCTATTTAGTTTGTGAAAAGACACTTGAATATCTTAAAAACACGGATTGTGAGTGTGAGATGCCGATGTTTGATTGGATGAGCTTTGCAACAGGTGTGATTCTATCAGGGATTGCTACGACTTTGATTATTTCAAACAGTCGCTAAATCTTATCTTCTATTTTGTCTATACGTTGATGAGCGCGATTGCTGGTGTCTTGAGCATGTTCTACGCGAGAATCAAGCTTACTTAAGTACCAGGTAGCCTTAAACCCTACGAATATTAGAGAACAGATGGTTCCAAGGTTTGCAACAAGGATAAGCCCTGCATAGGTTTGAAACTGCTTTGTAAATTCTAGTAAGCCTGCCTGATCCATCGATACGATTTTATCTCTAAACCAAAACAGTTCAAGCAATTAGAACATTCCATGTTTAAGGTACTGATTTTGGCTGGTAGATCAGTTTTAAAGCCACAATGAGAGCAAATTAGGTATTTACTTGGGTTTGGATCTAAGTGCGCAGGGTGAGCCAATTGGGGCCTGTCTGAGACAAGCTTTAGAGTTCGCATTCTTTTGAAAGAAAGGAAATCTATAATCACATCGACACAATAGTACAAATGAGAACAGTTATCAACAATAAAATTACTAAACAGGACCTTATTTACTGTGAGCTAGTAATCCGGCATAGAGAGCTCCGACAAGGGCTATGAAAAATAACAATGTCATCATGACGATGAGACATCCTTTAGAGTTCGTTGCGGTCCATATTTTACTTTTAAAAAAGTGTTTGCTTGAAGTGTTGCGCCGGCCACAGTCCCGCCGTTTTTAATGTGACAATAAATGGCATCTTTTAAGACTTTGGTTTGCGTAACAATTTCTTTAAACTCATCGGGAATTAAAGCTTCATTTTCAATGATAACAGATTCTTTGGCGTTTTGCAGAACTAGCTCACAATATTGACCTGCCACAAGGGTTGTATCAAAAACCTCCATTGCGAGCTTAAAGTTGTTCGTTAAAAAGTCCAATGTAGCAAGGGCTGCCTTTTTTCTTTTAGCGAGCTCAGTTTCCATTTCATCAATACCAGATAAATAGTTTTTACATTCTTTAATGCTATAACCATAACCATCGGCTTTGCTAGAAAAGTTTTTAATGGTGAGCTCCATTTCTTGTGCAAGCTCGGGTGTAAGCTGATTTAAGTTTTCCAAAAGCTTTTGGTTCAAGTAACGGGCTTGATCCATTACGTCCAAAAGTGTTGGTTTTTTAACTAAATCACTCATTTACTTTTCCATGTTGTTTGATACGGTCACGAATTCTTCATAGTTTTTAATAAACGATTTAGCAAGCGGTTCTGTGCTTTTTTTCTTAGCATCCGTATACATCTTAGTTAAAATCTCTAGGGGAACGTCTTTGAACTTTTTATCAGCGAATTTTGTACCATAACGAATGGTGCGGTTTAGAGCTTCGTTGTTTGCTAGATATTCTGTGGCACGATTTGGGATGCTTTTAGCCACCTTCTCTAACTCTTGATCAATCGTTTCTTCATTGCTTAGATCAAATGGTTTGTCTGATATGTCTAGCGGCGCAGAGTCTTGATCTTCCGACTTATCTTTATGTAAGTCGCCTTTGTGCCATAAATCTAGGGCAGCTCCAAATCTCATGGCAGCATTTCTTAAAGCATCCCCGATGATCTCTTTTTCTCGAGATCCATTGTCTTTGTTCCCTGATGTTTCTGCGTTACCATAACCAATTCGGCTCATGCCACAAACTGTAAGCTTAATCCATAGTCCACCACTTTTATCAAATCTTGGTAAACCAAATTCATCCAAAGCCAGAGGCTCCCAATACCAATGTATATCACACTCCAAGAGTCTGTCTGTAAGAGCGGCATGTCCTACGTAGTCTAAATGAACAACTTTCGGGTGATGCCAGCCACCACAGTCTTCGCACCGTATTCCTTTTTTGTAATCTGCTTTAATTTCTTCAGTTTGTTGCTTGGTTGGTTTTGGAAGCTTACTAATATGGTGTGGTTCAAATGGCCTTCTTAGTAACTGCAATAGTTCTTTTGGCGTTTTCTCAGACATTTTAGCTCCTTCGTTAGCAATTACAAATTTGTTTATCAACCCAGTGCTTTAATTTTAAAAACTGAATCTCATAATCATCGGAATCAGCAATATCGATTGTTGCTTCTAATGTTTCATTCTCATAATTACCGGTATTTTTTAAGCTTCTATAAGTGAGTGTTTTTAACTTAAACCCTTCTTTATTTTCTTTTGATAATTTTACTTTCTTAACTTTTGCCATTTAAGTCTCCTTGTTCATTCACAATTAAAACACAGTTTGGTTAATGTACAATGAAATAATATTTGTTAAAATAAATTTGTATGGACCGTGTAAATGTATACATAGCATGCTTAATTATTAAGCGTACAGCATAAAAACCACTGAGCCGATCATTGGATGAACTCGTTACATATTTTACATATAAATAAAAATGGTTTTGAGTGATTTCAACAACTTAGGCTTGGCATATTGTGTGCATTATTTTTATACAGAACATGTAATATGAACAGAACTAAAAAGGAGAGTGTTTATGAGTTTTACTAAAGGTCCGTGGAAAATAATGCCAGGCGAATCAGCGCCAAGAATTTGTGTTGATGGTGATAAAGACTTCCCTGTTGTTGTCGTTGTCTCGGGTCATTCAGATGAAGGTATAATGGCCAACCAACATCTTATCGCTTCAGCACCAGAAATGTACGAAGCTTTAAAAGAAGCTAAAACGTTTATCTCAAGAGTCTTAGAAGAAAACGAATCTACAGAACTAGTATCTGAAAACAAAACTTATCAAAAGATTGAGGCAGTTCTTAAAAAAGCTACGGGGGAGCCATGATCATCCAAGTATCGATTCAAACAGTGTTTGGAAAAGAGAAGATCTATCCCTTGTGCGAGAAAGCCAAGGGGTTTGCGCGGCTTGTAAAACAAAAGACTCTCACAAGAGAGGACATTCAAAAGATCAAGCTTTTAGGGTACTCAGTGGAAGTTATAAAAGACGATGTGGTGCTTTAGCGAGTGCCACGGAAGAAAAACATAACAAAGGCTATAAATAGGCAGAAGATTGCGAATTCAGTCATCTTTATTCTTTCTATAATCTTCAATTTTATTGGGCTGAACATTTGATAACAGTCTGTTCATTCGCTTCCATATTAAATAGCCTTCTTGAATTTCAAATTGACACCACAAAGATTTGGTTAATTTACGATACCATCTATATTGTCTAAAAAATAAATAATGCCATGGCCTATCTCTTCCTATGTAGTAGAAACACTTCAAATTTGCTTCGAATTCTTCTTTTATTTTTAAATAAATTTCTTCTGCGTTCATAAATTCACACCTCTCAATTTTGCTTCCAGGTCGGATAGTGCTTGTCGTGATTTGCAAGAAATACATCCGGGACATTTTAAAGTTTTAGGAGAAATCATTCTGCATGAGTATTGTGCGCTATATTCCAAAGCTTCGAGGCATGGCAAAAATAAATCGATATAATTAATAACCACACTATGTAGAAATTGTCTTTTTAATTCGTCAGGCTCGCGTTTGGCAATTCGTTCAATTCTGTCTTCCAAAAGTTTTTTAAGTTCGGCGGTTGTCATGTTGTTGGCTCCCAGATTTTTTGACAATTCGTACATTTCCAATGCCATTTTCCATCTCTGCCAACTGACAAAACCCATGTTTTACCATGATATTCGCACTCTGGTTTTAAAGGATCGTCATAGTCTCCCATAGGACCAACATCTTTATAATCTTCTTTTTCTGCAATAAATTCGGCGGTTGTCATTATTATTCCTTTGAATTAGTAGCTAGGTCTAGCAACAGCAACCAATTGAGACAAACTTCAATATTATGGCAATCCGTATACGAATTTCTTCCATTTAATTCGTAAGAAGCTAGGACATAATTTAAACATGACTCCCAATCATATCTGGAAAATTTTAATTTCATAATTATTCCTTCCAAAGTGCGTATGCACATTCTTTGTACGTCAATTTTGGATAAACTTTTTTACAAATGTTCATTTTCATGGCCATCAATTCAAGTCTTTCGTGCTTTGCATCGTTTATCGTAACTTTAAAATCTTCTGAATCCATTACTCATCCTCCTTAATCGCTTCATCGAATTCACGAACTGCATCCTTTGCATCTTCCATAAAAAGAATTGCCTGCTTGTCCCAACTTCTCAAGGTGTCATCGTGGTTAGTTAAGTCTATAATGCCAAGTCGAATAGCCTCTCTCAATTTCATCGCGGCCTTTTCGAGACGGTCGTATTTTTCTTTTTCCACAAACTCCAAAATGTCTCTTTCATTGTTTCTATGTCCCTCTAAATCTTCGTGAAAATACTTACTTGCTTCTTTAAAATCCTGAAAATAAGCGGGGGCATCTGTACGATTTGATTCAACCACAAATATTTTACGTTCTTTTCTCATCTTATGCCTCTTTATTTATTAAATCTACTTTAGCTTGGGCGAAAAGTTTTGCGTCTTCTAATTGCCAAAAATCCCCTAAACCATGAACAAACTCGTGCTCTTCAGTGCGCCATTGTAACACTGAATATTCTTTATCCGTTTCAACCGCTCTATTTGATTTTTTTACTATAAAAACAGCATTCTCTACGTTTGGCCAATCCTGCTCATCAATTTGGTTCCACTCTTTATCGTAAAATAAATAGGTGTCTAGTTTCACAAATTCTCCTTTTTAATTTTGCTAAGCGCGGCTTCGGCTTTTTGGGCACCCAGACTTTTATATTTCTTTCCTTCAATAATATGTACTTCGCTAGATATTGATTTAAGCGCCGCAATAAGCTCAGCGTTCTGGGATTTAAGAATCTCATAGAGAGAGTGTGAAACATATTTAATTGTTTTTTCTTCATTTACTGGGAAGGATTCGTAGTCCACATCATTATCATCACTCATCCCCAACCTCCTCTTGGTTTTCTTTGTAACATTCTTTGTGCATTTTATTTTCTCCCTCACAATCTACACACAAATCTGCACCACAATATTCACAGCTTCCTATTATAAAATCTACAATCTTCCAAGAGCTGCTAGTCTCGTGAGTAGTTAGGCAATGGTCACATTGAACTGTGTATTCAGCCATCTGCGCTATCCTTTTTAATTTTGCTAAGCACGGCTCTGGCTCTTTTGCCTCCAATGAAATCCACGGTTTTTCCTGTTAAAACTTTCTCTCCATCAATATGACCGATGTTACAATCAAATCTATCTTGTCCACTATATCTCCAATTTTTACGGTCAGCATAAAACTCAAGCGCCGCAATCAGCTCAGCGTTCTGGGATTTAAGTTGGTCATTTTCTAAACAAAGCTCTTCTAGCTGAATGTCTTTTGCTTTTTCCCAATCCACTTCTACCTTACTCATCTTGAACCTCATTTCTTTTTTCAAATTTACAAAGCGCTATATCATAATCATCCACATAATGTTTAATATTAGAAATATCTATATCCATAGTTTCTAGGCCAGCTAGGCATTTTCTTAGTTCTTTTGCCCCAGCAATCAGCTCAGCAATGTCAGGATGTTCATGAATGTTCTCGAGCGTGAATTGAACTCCGTGCATGAATGCCCCTTTTTCTTCAATAGATTGATTAGCCTTATTATTATAATAATATTCACTTGTGTATGAAATATAGTTATCCCATTCTTTTTTATTCATGCACTTCATCCTTAAATAATACATTTGCCATATTCACCAAAAATCTATCGTAAGCGTTCAAATATAGGTGATATCTCAAATGTACGTCCAAAAGTTCAATAATCTTATCATCTGGTAAGTTTTCCCACATGAAGTCTTGTTGTTCTTCGGTGGCCATTATCTGACCATTAGGTCCAAAATGAAGTTCGTATTTCACACACGCTCCCTTAAATCGAAGTCATAAATTGCAATAGGGAATATAATTCCTCGGAAAAACCAATGAGCCTTATTAAATCCCAATCTGACTTTATTTGATTTGGTCAGCTGAAAATGCCACCATAAAAATCTAATGTTTATTTTGCAATCATTCATTTTTCCTCCGTAAAAGTAGCTTTGAGTTTAACGCCGCAATCAGCGCACTTTATATTATCTAGACTTAAGGAAGACTGCATCTCCATAAAATTATGGGTTTTTTCAAATCTTTCCGTAATCAAAAGTCTAGGTACATGCTCACATTTCTTCTTTTCAATAGGCTCAATATTGATTAACAGGGCTTGGTGAGTGTGGTCACGGTTTTTTGATGTATCAAAAACAGCAGCTATGCCGTAGGCGTTCAAGTTTCCAGTAACCTTAATAGCATTCTCTTCTAACCACTTGTTAAGCTTTTGGTTTGCTAGACTAGTAAGTGTCTGAGGGTGTTTGCTCCAAGAATTAAAATCCTCTGATTTGAAAAAATCTTTAAGACTCATCACAAATCCTTTCAAGATCATCTCTATAATCACCAACCATGTGTGCAATAAGTGTAGATGAATTAACCCTCAATATCTTCGACAGCTTCTTAATATCTTTAGCTGGTGGATGGCACTGAGCTCTCTCCATGTTTGAGATGTACTGAGAACAACTATACCCAAGCTTTTTAGCAATCTCTGCTTGTGTCAGTCCTAGTTGTGTTCGTCGTTCTTTTAGAAACTTTGCGGTGTTAGTCATAATTCTCCTATGTAGAAAAGCTCTACGTTTCTGATTCCGCGTGGCGCCGTGGTGTCATACATTGGTATAATTAACTTTAACTTTTTTCCTTTAAGTTCTTTTGGATCATAGTAAAATTCATAAAGACTCACGATCTCATCAAGCTCCGGGGAATACCAGACGTATTCTTTGGTCATTTTAAACCTCGAAGGTAATCAAGTAAGAATAGCTTGGGAGCTAAATAGATTTGAATGAGCCTATGAACACCCGTGTAAAGCTCACAAATAGAAATAATAGATGCAAAAAAAGATCCTACTGCCCCAGCAACCAATATAACCTCACTATCATAAAAAATTCCTTCATTGTTTTTGTCGTTTATGTATATTCGATGAATAACAAACAAACACAACAGTATCTGAAGAATCGCCGTAATTGACAGCGTCCAATAATAAACCGTGTAGTACCTGATGATCTCTTCAATAAAAGATGGCACTTGTTCTTTTAAAAACACTTCTGTTGAGTTTAAATAACCGATTAAACGGTCAATAAGTTGGTCTGCTCTGTTCATATTATTCCTCTCCTGCTGGTTGATCTAAAAATGATTGTAATTCTTCTTTTAGTGCGTCTATCTGTGATTGAAGCGTTGATATTTTGTCTTCCAGTTCTTCTTTCTCACGATAAAGAGTATTGCCCCACTCTCTTAATGAAGAATTGTTGTCTCTGATCTCTTCTAGAGTCGATATTGCTTTATCAAGATCTTTGCAAATCGGCTCTGTAGGCGAATAATCTCTATATCTCATAGTCTTCCTTTGGTTAAATAGTTTAATCAGAAAAGCCTTGTCCTAACAATGGAGGCATGTCTCCGGTGTCGTATGCTCTTTGAATCTGCGGAATCATCACTTCTCCGATGACAGCGCCATTAGGTAGAACTATGTGCGCTAAGAACTCTTGCTCAAGGGTTGTAATGCCCGAATTAACGCATTCAAGTTTAGCTTTTATTCCAAGGACTAATGCCCTCCATTTTGATCTGCAAAGTTGATCGTAATTTTTTATTGAGACTTGGGTGGCGTTTGAAGACGGAGGGTTTGGTAATGGAAGTTTAAAAATAATTCTTCTCCCTTTTAATTCAAACATGATCATGGCGCGACCATTACTTTCAGCAAAAGCAAATGAAGTTCCGCCGTATTTAGAAAGTATTTTCCTAATCTCGCCTTGGCTCCGATCTACGGGAACGCTTGTTTTTGCTGCGTAAATTGACTCCATCATTAATCCTTTGGTTAAATGTGTGTGGGTACAAAGCAACAAGGGTTCGATTCCCTAGCGAAGCAATAACCCACACACAAGCTTGTAATTAAAGTAAGTGAGATAGGCACCGCGCGACTGGTGCTTGTACTTGCCTGCTTCGAAATAGAGGTTTCATGTTTGTCGCCACCAAACAACCTGCATCCTCAGCTACGGTCGGGCTTTTTATGGCTTTGCTTCCCTCTATTCGTTGTACGCATATGATTGCTGCGTGTTCCAGTGGGCATTGTGGGCTTTACAAGCCTTCTCGCCCTCATGTGCATAATTCGCACAGGCTATCCCTTTCGGGTGTTTCCACAGCTTCCACGCCTCTATCTCAACCACGATATAAATCAAATAAAGAATGTTTTGTAAAGTAATAATGTTGAGTGTAATATTTAAATGGTCTGCATGACAGGATTTGAACCTGCTACCCCCTGTATCCAAAACAGGAACTCTACCAAGCTGAGCTACATGCAGTTAATGATTTAACCTTTAATACACGCGATTTGTTTTAATTGTGCAACAACTTCAACTAAATCCTTTTGATTTTCCATAACTTCATCAATGTTTTTGTAAGCGCCTGGAATTTCATCCAAAACGCCCGCATCTTTTCTGCACTCAACGCCTTCAGTTTGCGCCTTAAGGTCTTCAACGGTGAAATTTTCTTTGGCTTTGGTTCTAGACATAGTTCTACCAGCCCCGTGTGAGCATGAGTGAAAACTTTCTTGGTTTCCAAGTCCACGCACAATAAAAGATTTTGCTCCCATTGACCCTGGTATGATCCCAAAATCTCCACTGCGCGCACGGACCGCTCCTTTTCTAGTAACAAGTACGTTTTCGCCATAGTGATTCTCCTTTGAAGCATAGTTATGGTGACAATTTACTTCCATGAGTCTTTCTACTTTTCCATCTTCATTATAAATTGCATAAGATAAATCTTTTAAAATTCTAGACATCATTTCAATACGATTTTGAAAAGCATATTCCTGACACCAATTTAGATCGTTAATATATTCATCGTATTCTTTTGTTTGCTCAGCTAGATAAGCAAGGTCTGGATCTGGAAGTTCTATGAACATTTTCTTCATCAAACTGCGTGCGTTATCTATGTGATATTTAGCAACAGCATTCCCGATGTTTCTTGAACCAGAGTGAAGCATTACCCAAACGTTATTTTCTGTATCTAAACAAATTTCAATAAAATGGTTGCCACCACCTAAAGAGCCTAGCTTTTCAAGTGTCGATTTCATTAAGTCTCTTTTAAAAGAAGAAACGGCACTCATGTTGTAATAAGTTTTCCAGCCTTCCCATTTTTCAACTGATTCCGTAATTCGATGATTCCCATCAAAACCAACAGGCACAGATCTCTCAATTGAATGTCTTATTTCTTTAATTTTGTCTTGAATAACTCTGTGATCTAAGTCGGTTTTAACCGCCATCATGCCACAACCAATGTCAACTCCAACAGCAGCTGGGATCACGGCACCTTTTGTGGCAATAACAGAACCAACGGTTGCCCCTAAGCCAAAATGAACATCTGGCATTGCAGCTACATGCTTAAAGACAAATGGAAGCTTTGCTGTGTTCTTAAGTTGTTTTAAAGCAGACTCTTCAAGCTTTGTTAAATCAGTCCATATTTTAATTGGAACTCTTTGTGCGATCTCGTCATAAATTACGTTCATATTGTTTCCTTTAAGTGTGTTTAACGGTTAAAGCTTTAAGAGGATTATTTAAATAAAAAGAATCCAATCTCACCCACCCACCTAGAACGATGTGTTAAGTACAGCGTAGTAATTATATCGGACCTTCGCATTAGTCTTCTGGTGTTTTCTCGGTTCCCACTTTTAAACCGAGCGTGTTACTGTGCGTGTAACAAGCTGACTCATCTAAACACTTGCGGGCTATCTTTTGTTTGCCCACACCATAAGTTTTCCTAATGTTTCAATCGTTCATCGTTTTCAATTATAACTTTTGCTGATAGAGGCTGCCGGATTATACAAGATGTTTAGTCAGCCCTCACCCATCGCTACTCACATAGGTTATAACTCAAAGACATTTTCAATTTGTCAAAGATTGATGACCAATTTAGGACATCTGACACCAGGTTTTTCGCCTTATCGGTGACTACTGTCGGCTAGCTTAAAATTTAGATTGATTTTTGAAAACATTGAGGTAGTCTCGAACCAATCATTTAATTTCTTGCAGAATTAGATATAGATTAAAGGAACCCTGAGGTCAAAAGCCTTGGGGTTTTTTATTTGACTAACCGTAACATTTAACACTAATGTCACATTCAAGGATTCCTACTCCAATAGAAATCCATAACAATTTAATCGTTGTTTAATAAGTAAGTTAAGTTAGTACAGACTAAGGCTGAGGTGTAAAAAACCTTGGCCTTTTTTATTTGAAGCTTATAACGCACCACCGTCCATGGTGATGACTTTAAGAGGTCATCCTTGACCAAGCTCTAAAATATCGAAACACTTCAGGTGCGCCACGGAAGGCTCTTTCCCTTTGTTGATTATAATTAACTAAAGTGTGCACGTATATGTTAAAAAAGCCCAAAAACCTATTAGTCTTTCATTGTGCCTTTGAAGTAAGCAATCACACATCTCTTAAGAATCCCAAAGTCATTCGTCAAAGTGGTTCTCGCCGCTATATAGCCTCATCATCAAAAGTTTTATCACTCAAACGTGAAGTGACAGCTTTGATCATGCAAGCGGCAAGAAAGTCCGTTTATGGCTCAATTACGCCCTATTTAACAAACATCAACTTTCCTGTTCGAGCTGAGATCAAATTGATCTTCCCTGAAAGTCGACTCATTACGTTGAAAAAGACTCTGAATAAAAAGTGTGGCGATTTATCAAACTTGTATCAAATGAGTGAAGACTGTTTAACGCATGCAGGCGTTTTGGAAGATGATTGTTGGATCAAAGATCACTCTGGATCTCAAATCATGATAAGCCCCGATAACAAATACTATCTAGACATTAGTCTTTATAAAATAAAGGATTTTAAATATGAACGATACCAGCCCACAATTAAGTAAAAAGTTTTATCTCAATATTTATTTTAACCGCCACGCTAAGGGTGATGGTCAATACTTCTGTAAAGCTTTCTCAGATCCTGATAAAGCAAAAAATGATGGGGATAGCTACTTTGGCTATATCTCAACACTAGAGCTCCCAGAAAAGATGATTGAGTTCTTTAAGTCTCGAGACGAGAGTCTTTTGAAGGGCTAGAGAACATCTCTGCAATTTCTAAGTTATTATAATACCTCAATGCTTTTTCTACATACATTGAAAATGTTAACCCATGTTCTTTTGACATTTTTCTTGCATCTTCAATAATAGCCGTAGGTATTCTTGCTGGAACATGAATCTTTTTATTTTTCTTAGAAACTTTCTTTTTCATTGTCTTACTCCGATGTTTAAATCTATCTCACAACCCCATAAGTCTGCATATGATATGGCCTGATCGTTTCTAACAAAGTAGAACGAAAACTTATTATTTTCAACCGAGTACATAACACCCGTAACTCCTCTTGCTACTAAACACCCACCGATATCCGTGTAACCTAATTGGTCTATCACTAACCCGTTTGTTACAAAAACTGTTGTAAAAAGGGAGTTCATATCAAATTCGTGTGATTGATATATAGCGCCTGTAAAGATAGGGGATGTTCTGTCATAAACCACATGGATCATTTGTGATCCGCTTGGAACTGTGTTGGGTGGTGTAAATTGCATGCCACCATGCTTTTTAGAACACGCAGCACTCAGCATAATGATTAATAATAAAACTAAATTCTTCATAAATACTCCTCTTTAGTATTTCTCAAAGCTATGAAACTGACTCTCTTCAAAGCTTTCCACTAATTCTAAAATGTTTGAATCGATATAATGATTGATCGCACGTTCTATGTTTTTAATATCACTACAGGCAACCGATTTGATGTCTATTTTTTGATCATCTAAAAATAATTCATAATTATCTTGAAACGTAATGTGCCCATCGCTCTCTTGAAGAATGATCGCACGTATTGATATGTCCTTAACATCGCTCGTTTCAACAGCGAATAGGTCGGTGTCCAATTTTACATAACTTTCGATGGTCATAAAGCTATCTCCTATGTCATATAGTATAACAAGTGTTATACATTGTGTCAATAAGAAAAGATTCACAATTTACATTTAACTGTGGTAGGAATGTTGCATGGATTATATTGAACTTAATAAGCAATTTAATGAAGCTAAACCCTTTAGGCATGTTGTGATTGATAACTGGTTTTCTAACTGCAAAGCACTTATCGAAGATTTTCCAGCTCCAAACTCAGACTGGTACACTTATGACAACATTTTTGAGAAAAAAAGGGCAATAGATCAACTTGGTAAAATGCCAGATCTCATCGCTTTATTTTTAATGGAATGCAATTGCCATAAGTTCATCAATCAGCTTGAGCTCATTACCGGTATCGACGGTTTAATTGGCGATCCATGGTATCGAGGTGGTGGCATGCACCAAATTCTCCCTGGTGGTAAGCTTGATATCCATGTTGATTTTAACTGGCACCAAAAGCTAAAGCTCGATCGTCGTTTAAATGTGATCCTATATCTTAACGAAGACTGGAAGGAAGAATATGGCGGTCATTTAGAATTATGGAACGCTAGCATGACCCAGTGTGAAAAAAAGATTTTACCTATTGCCAACCGTTTAGTGATATTTGAGACTACGGAAACTTCCTATCACGGGCATCCCGATCCCGTAAATTGCCCGGATGGGATGACTCGTAAATCTCTTGCTCTTTACTACTATACCAATGGTCGTCCAGAGCATGAAAAGGCCGCACCACACTCGACTAAATTTCAGATGCGTCCGACCGATCAAACCAGTGCCGAGATTGAAGAATTAAGGCGCAAACGAAATGAAGGACGATTGAAATGAGTAGAACTAGTTGGAAAAAAGAGTTTTTAAAAGTCTTTGAGCGAACTGGCGATAGCTTTGAAAACATAAAAACAACCCTTAGCTCTGAAGAAATGCAAAAAGAATTTGATAATGATTATGGTGGAGTTGAAGGCGCGCCATTTACCGCTTGGTCTGATAAATATGTTTATTTTCCTATTTGTTATGATGGATCAGAATGGATAGGCTGGGTAGAAAGAAATCCATGTGATACGCCATCACTACATCAAGGTGGTGGATAATGAAAAGAATTCTGATAACTGGAAGCGCTGGGTTTGTTGCAAGTCACCTTGTTGAACATGTTTTAGCAAACACAGACTGGCATGTAATAGGGATTGATTCTTTTAAACATCGTGGTGATTCTTTCCGGATTGTTGGAGATCCAAAGCGCTATGATGTTTATTGCCATGATTTAACATCACCCATTTCACATAGACTCATTGATAAAATTGGACATGTGGATTACGTGATGATGATTGCCAGTGAATCCCACGTAGATCGTTCTATCTCAGACCCAGTTCCATTTATTGAAAACAACATTAAACTTACACTTAATGTTTTGGAATACTGTAGACAAATAAAGCCTGAAAAAATCATTCAATGCTCAACTGATGAAGTTTTTGGGCCGGCACCAGAAAACTACGCCCATCATGAGTGGGATGTAATTGCGCCATCTAATCCCTATGCTGCAAGTAAAGCCTCACAAGACGCTATCGCTTTTTCTTATTGGAGAACATACAACTGCCCCATCATGGTTACTCATTGCATGAACATGATCGGGGAACGTCAAGATACTGAGAAGTTTATTCCGATGTGTATTAAGAAAATAATTAAAGGCGACACGATTACAATCCATGCTAATTCTGATAGATCAAAAATAGGATCACGCATGTACATTCATGCTAGAAACTTAGCAGACGCATGGCTTTATCTTTTAAACAATCACACTCCAACAAAGTATGGAGAGAGTGAAAGATTAGATAAGTTTAACATCGTGGGTGAATTAGAATTAAACAATCTAGAGGTCGCACAATTTATTGCTGAGACTCTCAATATGCCACTTAAATATGATCTTGTAGATTTTCATTCTTCCAGGCCGGGGCATGACCTCAGATATGCGCTTAATGGTAATAAGATCTATGAAATGGGATGGCGTCCACCAGTGCCTTTAAAAGATTCTTTAAAGAAAATGATCCAATGGACTATTGATCATCAGGAGTGGTTGAAATGAAATACAAATACCGTGTAGTTAAGAATAAAAAAGATGTATATAAAATTCAGTTTATGCTCGATGAACCTGGAAGACAGTGGCATTTTTGGAGTATGTGTGATGAATTTTCTTCTAAAGAAGAGGCACTGAAACAAATTGAATTTTTAAAGCAAAAAGATCTTGAACAAGAATGGGTTGTGGTCGAATGAAACTTACTGCAAATGAGATTAAGCATCTTCAAGAATCACGCAGATGCGAGGCGTGTAATCACTTGATGGCTCTTCATACTACTCACTGTTGCTATTCATGTGATGTGGATGGATGTCCATGCGTATGGGATAAAGTTGATGATCATCTTAAGGATAAAATTGAACCACTTGTTTTGGTGGAGTTAAAATGAATCAACTCCCTTTTGTATCAATCTTGGTTGTTACCTATTTAGAGAGTAATCAGAAATATTTAGATCTTTGTTTGGATTCCATTGAAAACCTCAACTATCCAAAAGACAGAATGGAAGTCATACTACTTTCAAGTGGTGAGTATGAACCAATGTTTAAAGAATCTCTCATTACAGTTCATTCCCACATGAAAACTCAACAACACTATCCTGAAAGCATTAATCGTGGTGCAAGTCTAGCTGATGAAAAAACAGACCATTACTTTATCCTAAATGATGATGTCATTTTAACAAAAGATTCTTTAAAAGAACTTGTTGAAACGATTGGTCCTATGGAGTGTGTGGCACAACCCATTTCAAATTGTGACAACCATATGAGATATGAACTTCAATTCTATGCAGGCGCTAATTCTTTAAGTGTTCCAGCAAGCGCTTTATTAAAACGCTTTTATCGATATGAAGAGGACACAAAAGACTTTTGGCAGGCGCTTAAATATTCTAGATCTGTTTATCCACGTGGTATTTTACTTCAAGAATGGGTAGCTTTTTACGCAACACTTATCCCTAAGAAAGTATGGGATAAAGTTGGCCCCCTTGATCCCAAGTACAAGACAGGACAAGATGATATCGATTACTGTAGACGCGCTAAAGCCTTGAAGATTCCGGCTGTTGTATGCCTATCATCATTTGTGTTTCACTTTGGCGGCGTTACCGCTGATCAAGTTCTTGACTGGGATACAAGGAGTTATAACATCAATTACTACAAGGAAAAATGGGGAGAGATGCCGACATGATTGATATTGACCAACTACTCAAAGAGTACAAACAAACCACGCCTGATATCTGTGAGCACATGGACACCCTAACTGAGCTTGCGAAAGAATGTGATCACATTACTGAGATGGGATTCCGACATGGAGCCAGTGCTTGCGCAATGCTTAAGGCTCAACCCAAAAAACTCATTAGTTATGATCTTCAAATACCAGATGCTTGTCGAACCGTTTTTGATCTTGTTAAAGGCAATACGGAAGTCCAGCTGATTCAAGGTAATACTCTTGAAGTTCAGATTGAAGAAACAGACATGCTATTTATCGATACTCTTCATACCTATGATCAACTCAAAGAAGAATTAAGACTTCATGGCAACAAGGCAAAGAAGTATTTAGTATTTCATGACACTGAAACATTTGGATTAAAAGGTGAAGATGGTTCCGAGCGAGGTCTCAAGAACGCCTTTAATGAATATAAAGTTCTTAACCCACATTGGTCTCTATATCGCCATTATGATAATAACAATGGCCTCACTATTTTAAAAAGAGTGCCAGAATGAATATCCTCTTTTTATACTTACTTTGTGGGATGATTTATACGACAGCGCTTGATCTTGATACCAGACGAGCCATCTTTAAACAAACGCTTATCAAAAAACCTTTCCGCTTTGATATTGTACATGTCATTACAACACTCATTTGGCCTTATCTAATCGTCTCAGACATCATCTTTTTATTGAGGAAAAAATGAAGACTCTAGCCCCACAACTAAGAACTGAAAGCTTAATACTAGACCCCATCTTTCAATTAGCTATAAAAGAGCAAGCTTACGGTAAAATCAAAGACATGATAGCTGATACTGTAAGACACGCCTACCTCGACTTTTCACATGATCTTTTAAACCAACTTGAAAAAGAAGTCAGATCCGGTGAAGAGCTCACAATTGATCAGATCAGACGCATTCGTGATGGCCTTAACATTACTAGGAACTTTAAACCACTTTAGGAGAAATTATGAGCAAAACATTAGATTTAAAAACCGTTAAAGAAAAAGCCGAAAGCATTCATACTTTATTAGAAGACTTGTCTTTAAGACATCAACAGCTTGTTTTAGACTATGTTGGACATTCTCTTCGTTTAGAAGAACAGTTATGGTGGTCAAACAATCCTCCGGTTGCCTTAGAAACAATTAAAGAACCACTTATCAAATAACTAGACTTTATATCCTTGACTAAAGAGGCGATGCTTTAGTTATATGAGCATGAGATAGGTGTTTAAGATTGCAAGTCGAGATGCCTATGTAATTTGTTAGGGTTCGCCTAGACCTTAAAACTAGGCACTTCACTGAACATTGAAGTTCAACACGAAGGATTGATTCTTATGGATAAGAAACGCCCAAAACCAAAACACGCCATTCCAGGCAAACAAGACTTTCAAAAGATTCACGAAGCACCAAAGCACGAAGACCTTGAAAAGTATGGTATCGCTGGCCTTAATCATGAACAGATTGCCTCAATATTAGGCATGTCTAAAGATACATTAGAGCGATTCTTTAAGTCTGACCCGACGCTGCATGCGGCTGTAGAAAAGGGTAAATCCAATTCTATTCTTAAGGTTGCAGGCACTGCTTATCAAATGGCAGTCTCAGGTGATGTGCCAGCCATGACCATGTTCTATTTAAAGACCCGTGCTAAGTGGAAAGAAACTCACGTAGTTGAAGAGCGCCCTGATGATGACACTCAAGCCAAACTAGACCAGATGGCTGAAGAGATTAAGCGTATCGCTAAAAAACCAAGCTATGACTAATAATCTTCGCGTAGAAGCCCACATCAAAGCTCTGCGCGATCTCTACAAAGAATCCCTATATCATGTAGCCCGTGAAATCTGTAAGTACCCAGACGTCAATGAACGCACTCATGCTCGTATTGTTGAAGCCCTAGAATCACCAACTGATAGAAAGCTGATATGCGTTCCACGTGGAACTTTAAAGTCCTCAGTGGGAACTATCGCCTACCCCATATGGCTTATGATTAATAATCCCAACATACGTATCCTGATTGATACTGAGGTCTATTCAAACTCCATTACATACTTACGTGAAATTAAAAACATCCTAGCCTCTGAAAAGTTCATTAGTCTTTTTGGAGATCTAAGGTCCGCTAACTGGAATGAAGGTGAGATCACACTCTCTAACCGCACGAAGACCTTTAAAGAGGCCACCATCACATGTGGTGCTATTGGAACTATCAAGGTCGGTCAGCATTACGACGTAATCATAGCCGATGACTATAGCTCAAATAGAAACTGTAACAGTCCAGAACAGCGACAAAAGGTTATCGATCATTTCAAATACAACTTATCTATCCTTGAGCCTGATGGAATCGTTGCGGTTATTGGAACCAGGTACCATGAAGACGATATTATTGGCTTTATTATTAAAAAAATCCTAGGCTTTACAAACGAGACCGTTATGAGACAAAATCTCGTTAAACATAAAGGAGTATATTGGTATGAGTAGCTCAAGAGATCTATTAGCCTATGGAATAACCACAACAGCATTAGGTGGCGGCGCATCTGTCATCGTTCAAGCAACGGCACAACAATACGTTGTCGGACGTCTGCTTTATAGCAATTCAACACTAGCTGCAATTGCCGGTAATACAGCTGCATTCCCAAGTATTCCACTCCCTTATCCACAAGGTTTATTCATTGATGGTCCAGCTCCCGTTGCTATTGCCGGTGCTACTGTTTATTGCGTGACCTACTTAACTCAAGGTTTCAACATTACATTAGGGTACTGATGTCTAAATATGCGATTGTTTATGAGGGGGCTTTTCTAGAAGATGGTGAGCCCTACTTCCCTCAAAAGCTAGGTAGAGAAAAGCTTGCAGAGTTAAGGCGTGATCAAGGCCCTTACATGTTTGCCAACCAATACATGAACATCACGCTACCTGATGAAGACCAAGACTTTAAAAAAGCATGGCTTAAGTATTACACCCACATCCCTGAAAACACTTACACCTTTATTTTTGTTGATCCTGCCATATCGCTTAGAGATGGTGCCGATTACACAGCAACAACCATCGTACGTGTTGATTCTAATAAAACCTGGTATCTGACCCACGCCATCAGACAACGGATCACAGCTACTCAAACTGTTGAGTGGTTATTTAAACTCAATGAAACCTTTAAGCCTCAGCGTATTGGTATTGAAGATGTGGCTTATCAAAAGGCTTTAGAACACTTCACTGTTCAACGCATGATCGATACGAATAAGATGATTCCCTTAACTTCATTAAAGCGATCTGTGACGACACAAGACGGCAAAAAGTCCAGCAATTCAAAACCTATGCGCATAAGATCCTTGATTCCTCGCTTTGAATTTGGAACTATCCTCTTAGGGCAGGGACTTGATGATTTCTTATTAGAATATTCGCAGTTCCCTCGTGGCAGTCATGATGACTTGCTTGATGCGCTCTCCTCCATTGAAGAGATTGTGTATTATCCCGACAAACCCAAGGAAGTAAACCATGTCAAAAACCCGCACCACAAAGACTTTGAAAGAAACTACATCCGGTCACTCGTCAAACGAGCCAACGATTCCAACGGCTGAGGAGATTTTAGCAGGTCCGATTGGATCGTCTGCAGTTTCCAGTGGATCAATAGGTGTCTCAGCCAAGGACCCAACCGGCAATACAATTGCTATTACTAAAACAATCACACATGAAAACTCTCTACTTGATGAAGAATCTGATTACCTAGATGCAGATGAACTTCATGCCCAACTCATGGCTCAAGGTAAAACAACTACCGGTGATATCATGCAGAAGATGTATCAACTAGACCAGGTCATCCAGGCCTTAACTGCTCAAAAAGGTATGTTAAACGCAGCTGATGACATCGTTCCGGTCAGTAACCCAGACGTGATCGTTCATATTAACGGTGGTAAGTTCCCAGAATCTCGTTTCGTTATTTATAAGAATGCTAAGGTTTGTTTAAAAAAGGATATTCCACACATTAAGGCTATGGAAGCTTTAACAACTGTGGATGTGAATCATCCGAACGATACAGGTAAATTAGCTGCAGCAAAGGCGCTTTAAAATATGGACTTTTATTTTATAACGCTTGCGATATTATTCACCTTGTCGAACGTATTCTGGGCAATTGTAGCTTTTAAGCTGATCAACCGATTGATGTCTCGTAACTTCTATGAGTACAAGGTTGCGGAATCTGTCGGGACTGAAGCTAAAAAGAAACAGCCAAAACAACAGCATGAGATTGATCCAAGAATTATGGAAGAGCTTGAAAGCTTAAACGCCATCATTCCAGGATTATAGAAGACATATTAAAAAGGAGCTCACGGTTTAGAGCTCTTTGAAAAGTAAAGGATTACGGCTTTGGATTTTATTAAAAAAGCTGCAAGCTCTCTTGCACGAAGTTTTATGCCCGAAGGTGATCGACCGCCTATTTCTTCTGCATCCGATCAACCACAAGACGAACAAGACCTTGTAGCCTATATCAGAAATCAAGTTGAACAATCGAGAAACTCTGCAGCCCGAGTGGCCTTTGAACAAATAGCCTTAACAAATACCGCTTATCTCATGGGCTATGACTCAGTCCAGTTTAACACAAATCTCAGACAGTTCTTACCAGTCGCCTGGCTTACGGGCAGTGGTTATTCTGGTGGAAAGTCTAAAGCCCATACCAACCTTATCCTTCCAAACGTTCAAAACAGATTAGCAAGACTTCTTAAAAACCCTCCAAAATATGATGTGATGCCGGAAGTTGACTCCGTTGATGGTAAAGATGCAGCCGAGTTATCCCTAAAAGTTATCAACAATATCTGGGATAAAGAGCGCATTGATGAGAAGCGAATAGAATTAGGCATGTGGATGCAACAAGCAGGTCATGCTTGGATGAAAGTTTCTTGGAATGCTACAAAAGGCAAACCCCTTCCATTTCAGCAACAAGAGATGGATGATCTAGCCTCAGCTATTACAAGTCCTGAGCCTGTTAACGATGAGATTCACTTTGAAGGCGATATCGATGTTGATGTTTGCTCTCCGTTTGAAATCTTTGTTGACCCTTTAGCTAAAAACCAAGACGAGATGACTTGGCTGATTCATGCAAAAGTAAGAAAGATCTCCTACTTCCGTGATCACTATAAAGAGCGTGGCCATTTAGTTAAGTCAGAGGGTGCGTGGCTTTTATCCATTCAAAACTTATTTAAAATCAACAACATGAATACCCGTGGATCAACTGGTTCAAATGACGATAAGTCCATGGAAAATGCAGCCATAGAGCTCGCGTACTTTGAAAAGCCAACACGTAAATATCCTCGTGGTCGCATGATCATCACAGCTAACGGCATTCTCTTAAAGTACGATGAATTACCAATTGGTGAGATCCCTTACACTAAATTTGATGACGTTAAGATCGGTGGAAAGTTCTATAGTGAGTCTTTAATCACACATTTACGCCCTATCCAAGACCAATATAATAGATCACAAGCCAGAAAAGCTGAGATGGTCAATAAGGGTCTAGCCTTAAAGATCATGGCAGGAAAAGGGCATGGCTTCACACAAGAATCCATGAACGATAACACTGAGATCTTAGAGTATAACCATGTCGAAAGTACGTCTGAGCCAAAACAGTTAAAACCACCTGAAATCCCAAGCTTTGTTTTCACAGAAGATCAAAATTTAAAAGGAAACTTTGCTGAAATTGCAGGGATTAGTGAGCCATCAAAAGGTCAAATCCCATCAGCCTCTATTCCTGGTGTTGGGTTACAACTTCTTATTGAATCAGACGACACACGAATTGGTATTGTTACAACTAGTAATGAAAACTCATGGGCACAAGTTGGCAGACACATCGCAAAGTATGCAGCAACTTACTACAAAACCACACGTTATCTCAAAGAAGCAGGCGAAGACGGGGAATATTCTTTCACTGAATTCACTGGTGATGACTTACGTGATTCCTTTGATGTCCGAGTTAAAAAAGGCTCAACACTTCCAAACTCTAAGGTGTTAAAGCGACAAGAAACAGTGAATCTCTTTGATAAGGGACTTTTGGGTGATCCAGCCGATCCAATGACTCGTTTCCATACACTAAAAGATCTAGATTATGGTGATGTGGGTGGAGCATGGGAAGATCTTCGAGTTAACATGCAACAGATCAACCGCACCATCAAAGCTATTGAGCAGGGGCAGATCCCAATTGTTAGTCCTGACGATAATCATGAGCTTCATTACGACTTTAAGAATCGCCTCAGAAAGACGATTAAATATGAAATGTATCAACCACAAATAAAAGCCGTCTTTGATCAAAACTTAGCTGAACATAAAATGTATATAGCATACCCACAATTAAAGGTCCCGCCTCCACCAATGCCACCACAACAACCAGGCGTTCCAGGTAATGGTCAGGGCTTAATGCAAGAGCCACCGATGGATCAAAACTTTCAACCAACTTTAGAGCAATATCCAACGGATGAGCTTCCACCACAAGAGTCTCCTATGGACCCAGGACTTTTAGATATGAACGCTAACGGATTTAATTAAACAAAGGACAAAAATGGACGATTTATCAAGCTTACTTAAAAAGAAAAAACAAGACGCAATCGTCTTAAAGATCTCAATTCAGCCAACAGTTGAAGGCGAAGATTTAGCCGATGAGAATTCAAAAGAAGGTTTAGCACCACCGTTAGAGGGTTCTGAGCAAGGTGGCGATGGCGATATGCAGGATCAAGACGCTGAAAGTGCTGTTGAAGATCTTCCGATGAAAGACATGATGATGGACGATGCTGAACAAAGAAGAGTCGGTGAAATGTCCATGCAAAAAGGTCAAGGATTGTTAGGTAAAACCTCTCTCCTTGATAAAGCAAAAATGGAAATGATGAAGGCAAAAAAAGCTTAACAACCAAAGACCAACCTTAAGAAAGAGGGGATTATATGTTTGAAGGATTAGCAGAAAAAGCAGAGTCAGCGTGGCAAGATGCGCCACCCTCAGCCGTTCCACAAGATTCAAAATCAGATTTTAAAGTACCTGAGACTCAAGAAGCTCAAGCTCAATCGCACGATGGTGCGGCACCTGATCTAAAGCCAATTGAGGCTCAAAATAATAACTTAGATAAACAACCTCAAGGCACATCTCAGCAACAGCTCGAAGCTGCACTTGCGGACTTATCTAAATTCGAAAAAGTAAAATTGCCTGATGGCACTGAGATGACTCGGGACGAGCTAACCCGTGCGATCATGCGTCAGCAAGATTACACCAAGAAAACGCAAGAGCTTGCAAGAGAGCGCGAACAGTATGAACAACTTAAAACTCAGACTGAACAACAGGCTGAACAATTTAAGTATGAATCAAATTACCGTGCAGATCTGAACAAAGTCCTTGCGAATCCAAGTCTTCTAAATGAGTTCTATAAAACTTATCCACGTGAATACTGGTCCAAGCTCGATCAAGATTTACAACGATTAGGTCAACAAGAACAAACGCAGAGGATTGATCCTGCCTATGCTAAATCTTTACAAAAACAACATGAGTTTGAACAAGAGCTGACTTCTTTAAAAGAAGAACGCCAACGTGAGAATCTTATGTTTGTCGATTCAAGACTACAAAGCCTTGAGACCACCCTTTTAACAAAGTACCCAAAAGCTGACATGACCACTGTGTATGCAAATCTTGATATTGAGGCCAATAAAGCTGGAATAGATATTAATAAAATAAAGGCCAACCCACAGGTGCTTGATCAGATGATGGATAAACTTGCAAAAGACTCTCATGACCGCTTCTTAAAGTCTTATGAAGACTACGCTAAAGAGCAAAGCAAAAAGCAGATACAGGCAAACAACAAAGGCTCAGATATTGGTAGAGGCGGGGGCACGCCTGGCGCTCCAAAAGCTTCACCAAAACTTAAGGATGTGGACATGTACGCTGCAATGAAAGCGTCTGGCGCTCTTTAAGAATGAAGAGCTGTAATTTTAATTAAACGGAGTTAATTTATGTCAAATACATTTCAGTCGATCGCGTCTGGTGTGTGGAACTTAAAGATTTTTTATCAAGGACCACTACAAGACCAATTCAACGAAGATTGCAAAATCTATAAAATGGCCGAGAAAAGCAAATTTGCTTGGAACGGTCTTCAAGTAAATAGACCACTTAGAACTCGTCGTAACCAAGGTATTGGTGCTACAAGTGATGGCGGACCACTTCCTTCTATCGGGAAGCAAGTTGGTGTTCAGGCCATTATTCCAGCTAAGTTTAACTACTTACGCTTTGGTATTACTGGTCCAATGATCAAAGCTTCTATGAGCGATAAAGGATCATTTGTTCGTCAAAGTGAATACGAATTAAGAATGGGTTATAAAGATTTACAATCTGATTGTAACCGTCAAAACTCATGGAATGGTGATGGTAACCTAGCAAAAGTTAACACTAGCGCTGCAGGTTCTACATCTATTTCAATCAAAGGTCGCGAGACTGGTGAAGCAGCATTGAAATTCTTAGATATCGGTGCCGCTGTGGATATCGTATCAGGTTCAACTGGTTTGTTGGTTGCGTCTAACGTAACAGTAACAGGTTACACTGTTGCAAGCCCTCTTGCTACGACTGCAACAATCACATTGTCTTCTGCCGTGACAGTTACTGCCGATGATTATTTCATCCGTGCAAACTCTCAAGGTAACGAAGTTCAAGGTTTGTTGACTCAGTTAGATGGTTTAACAACAACTGTATTTGGTATCGATAGATCTCAATACATTTCTACTCAAGGTAACTCATCAGATTTAGGTGGCGCTCAGTTAAAATTGATCGACATTCAAACAGCTTACCAAACTGGTCACTTACGTGGCGGTGAGAAATATGGAGCAATCTATTCTGATTTCGATTCACAAACGTACTACACAAAGCTTCTGCAAGCAGACAAGCGTTATGTAAATACGAATAAAGGTGATGCAGGTTTCGGTACAGCTCAAGAAATGACATTGGAATACAATGGAACTCCTTGGATGGCCGATAAAGATTGTCCAAAACGTATTTTCTTCTTAGCTGAAGGAATGATTGAAAAAGCCGTATTAGCCGAAATGGATTTTGCGGACGAAACGGGCTCCATGATGATTGCCCAAACGGGAAGCGATAGTTTTGAAGTAAGAGTTAGACATTTTTACAACTTGTTCAACTCTATGGCTTCTAGCTGTGCAGTGATCAAGAACTACGTATCACCGTAAAGGAAAATATCTCATGTGTTGGGGATCTGAGTATCGTTTGAAGAAAATGACAAAAGAGCTAAAGGCTTTTGATTCAAAGCTTTACGCAAAACAAGGCGATCGTGGGAAAGTACTCGTTATGCGAGAATTTATCCACATGAAAGCTACGCGTATTGATGACAAATCATATGTCTTTCATCCCACACGTGAGGATTTTTTGATTCTAGCGTTGACTGATGATTGGTCAATGCAAGGTCAGCCGGTTCCAT